GGATGTCCATGCTTTTAGACCCTGCAAGCCGGGTATTCTGCGCCATGGTTGTTGAAGGCCAACCAAGAAGCCGTTGTGTGAGTGAGAGCCTAGAATTGACCGGAAGTCAACTCCCTCCCGTTTCTTAACGCACTGATTTGTGCGATGAGATCCTTGATTGCGGCTGCCCGGCCTGCGTTGTAGGCACGGTCCTCCGCAGAAAGCGATGGGATGATGGCGTTGTGCACCTCATCCCGGAGTGTGTCGTCGATGAGCTGGCCCATGGCCTTGAGCACGGGGTGCTCCTCGGACACGGACAGGGCCTCGGAGAGCTGTTCGTCGGTCAGTTTCATTGGACTCCGAGGCGGCCAGTGACGGCGTTCTGCTGCTGTTGGACCGAGAACTGCAGGTTCTCAATGTACTTCTGCAGGTTGGCTTGGAAGAGCGGGTCCTGCTGAAGTTGGGCCTGATATTTGGGGTTGGATTGCAGGACCTGCTGGCTGAATTGGAGGCGCATAGGCGCGGTGGGGTCGTTCTCCCGGAGCTGCGGCGGGTTTCCGAGGGACATGAGCGCGATCTCGTCGTTGGTCTCGTTGAACATCTTCTGCGCGGCGGGGCCCTGCTGCATGACCAGCTCGCTGGCGAGGGTCGGGTCGATGGCCCGGAGGGCGACGGAGATGAGCTTGGCCCGGTCGATGACGCCGGCGGTGTCGAGGGGGAGCACCAGGGTGCTGATGGCCTTGAGCTTCTCGGTCACGAGGTCGGTGGAGAGCTCGCGGATGTCGAACTTGAGCATCACGTCGAAGTCCTGCACGTCCTGCGGGAGCGGGGTGGCCGAGGCTGTGATGCGCTGGATTTCGGCGGGCCCGATGTACTGGAGGGTGAGCGCCAGGACCTGGCGGAAGGCCTCGGTCCAGCCGTGCAGCCAGTTGTTGATCAGGCGCTGCTGGCGCATCTGGGTGATGACTGGGGGGACCTTCTCGGTCGGTCGGCCAAAGTAGCGGTCGGTCTGGGCCTCGATGGCTGCGATGAGTTGGAAGGCAACGCCGGGCTCGCGTGCGGGCGGTGCCAGGAAGCCGATCTCGCCGCGGCGCAGGACCGGGATCTGGATGGCGGGACCGATCTTGAGGTTGCCGCCGCGGGTCTTCGGGACCTCGATGGGGGGAAGCGTGGCGAGGGACGTGTAGTCGAAGATGGAGTCGCGCTGGGCCTTGACCTCGTGCTGCCAGGTGGAGCAGACCTCGGGCACGCCACGGCTCTCGGTGATCTGGCGGTGGATCAGCTCGGAGCGCCAGACAACGAAGGGGTACTGGCCGTGCGCGTAGTCGAGGGCCTCGAAGTAGCCCCACTTGTCGCCGACTTGGGGGGAGAAGACCGTGTAAAAGACGCCGGGAATACCGTCGGAGTCGACGGCTTTTTGGTAGGCGTAACAGACCTCGATGAGGTTCTCGCGGTCGAGGATGCTGTTTTCGGCAAGGCCGACGGCGCCGTACTGGAAGGCAGCGTAGTCCGAGAAACGGCCCATCGTGTTGATGGCTTCCTGCGCCCATTCGGCGTCCCACTCCTCGGTCTCGACCTTGTTCAGGAGCTGGGCCTCGGTCATGTAGAACCGGCGGAAGACTACCCGGGCGGACTGGATGTCGGTGGTCTCGGGCGGGAAGACCAGCTCGTCCCAGGGTGCGAGGGCTGCGACCATGGGCTTGTTGGTGACCATGGTGGGGATCGGGAACTCGCACTCGCCCTCGTCGCGCAGTTCGCGGATGGCCTTGAGGGCCCGGCGCTTGCGCAGGTTGGGGAAGGCAGCGATGAGGAGCTCCGCGGATTGGTCGTCGGCCTCGGGGTTGGCGATGAGATTGGGCAGGTCGGCCAGGATGGAGTCTGCGGGCGATTGGGCGGCCAGTGCCATGATCTGATCCATGGTCAGGTACTGCTCCTTCTGCCCGAGCTCCTGCTGCCAGGTGACGTGGACGCCGGCCCAGCCGTAGGTCCAGAGATACTGGGAGAGCAGCTCGACCTCGCGGGTGAGGTCATTGTACATCCGAGCGTTGACCGTCCAGTCCATCAGGTTGTGCGCGGTGACGGCCTGGTCGAGCTGGCTGATGTTGGTGGGCGAGACGCGGAGCATCGAGCGCCAGAAGGAGGTCGAACAGAGGTCGACGAGGCCGTTGATCACCTCGTCGGCAAGCGGGATACGGGTGTCGGAGGCGCCGTCCCAGGGAAAGGCCGGCTTGTTGCGGTTGGAATCATTCCACTTCTTTCCATCGTCGGTCTGACCAGGCCAGCGGCAGTAGCGCACGCTCTCCACATTGTCGACACGGGCGTAAACGCCGTAGTCGGTGGCCGAGCGCCGCAGCTCCTCGGTCAGTGCACTGACATTGGGCTCGTCGCCGACCCGTGCCATCACGTCGGTCGCTTGCTTGTATGAATCGCCTTGCATGGTCGTTTCTTTTAGTATCCACCGCCGCCGCGACAATCAAAGCCCCCATGGCCTACGAAGGCAAGACCTGAGACCAAAAGCATACCCAGGCAGTCGATGGGATCCTTGGTGCAGCCCTTCTGCCCGTCGCGTCCGGTGTGCTCGGAGAGTGCGTAGATCAGGTTGGCGCAGTCGTCGGTGATATAGAGCGATGGCTCGTTGAGCGGGGTCAGGGGCTGGGTGGCGTCGTATGAAAGGAGGCTGTTGATTGCGGAGGTGCGCTGGTCGACCGGCACGCCGGGCGCGGGTATGAATGCCATGGGCTCGTCCTGGGGGTTGTCGGATTCGGCCAGGAGGTCGATGAGCGTGGTGCCGCCGGCCTCGGATAGCGCGGGGGAACCGCCGGCCTTGGGGTCAATCAGGCGCATCACGGGCTCGCCGTAGCCGAGGTCGGATTCGATCTGGCGGAAGAGGGCGCGGTACTCAGAGATGGAGCGCCCGGCCTCGAGGGTTTGGGCTGGGCCGAGCTTGCCGTCGGGCTTTTCGGATGGCAGGGCCCACTCGCCGTAGTTGCTGAAGTCCGGGAACTCGCGGACAACGATGCGTGACCCGTCCTCGTAGACGAGCAGCCAGAGGCAGAACCAATTCCGGGCGCCCGCGGGGTCGCAGACCATGTACAGGGTGCCGCCCGGGGGTACTTTGGATGACGGGATGCAGTGGATATCCGGGCGGAAACGGGCGAAGGCCTTGCCGATGTTGTCCGAGGCCCAGCCGTAGGCCCGGGTCAGGATCTGGCCCATGGGCGAGGTGACGAGCTTGCTCTTCATCTCGTCGAAGGGGTTGTACGGGTTGTCCTCGGAGTAAAAGAAAACGGTTTTGCGCCTGGTTGCGGGCTGCTCCATGACCCGGGGAGCTTTGCCGGGTGGCCACGTAGGCAGGCCCTGCTTGCCGGCAAGGAGTTCGCCGGTGCCCCAGTTCTTGACCTGTGATCCCGCGGTGAACTCCTTGTAGACGCTGGCTACGCCCTCGAGGGGTGTCTGGGTTACGAGGAGCTTGCCGCGGCGGGTGATCAGGCGGTAGCGCAGTGTGTCCACCCAGGACTGAGGAACGAGCTCATCGCACCAGATCAGGTCGGCCTCGCGGCCCTCGATGGTGTTCTCAGATTGAGTGTAGTTCAGGAAGTCGCAGCGGGAGCCGTTGGGCAGGATGAAACTGCCGTCGGTGAAGCCGTTCTTGCGGCTGTAGTTTAGATAGTGGATGCGGCCCTTCTTGGTGGCCCGGAGGGCGACAGGCAGGTAGTTGTAGATTGCGGGCTGTTGGACTGTGACCGAGGTGGCGTGGCTTGTGTGGCAGCAGAGGACGCTGGCGTTTTCTTTTTCGATGAGAGTTTGAACCACGCGGCGTGCGGCCCAGAGTGTTTTTCCTGCGCGGTTGCCGCCGGAGATGAGGAGCTCCTGGGTGGATTGAAACTCGGTGTTGGCGATTTCCCAGTGGTCCGGGATGAAGCCGTAGGTGTAGGGGTCGGCCTTTTCGAGCAGCACGAGCTGGGTGCGCTTCTGCTTGAGCTCAAGTGCGCGGGGGTGATGGGCGTCTACCCGGGGGATGACGGGGTGCAGCGGTTGTTCATTCCACCAGGTGTCGTTGCAGTGGTCGGAGCAGAAGCGTTTTTGCTTGGAGCCGGTGCGGACCTTGATGATCTCGAAGGGCTTGGAGCAGGTGAGGCAGAGGTTGGGTGGTTGGCTCATTTCCTAATATTTTTCGGTTTGGGAAACCCGTCGACTTTTACCGTTTCCGCGGATTGCCCGACCCCCTCCCCCGGGGGCCCGGGCGGCCTGGTGGCTGGCTTGTGTAACGGGGTAGGACACTGGGTCTGCCGATGGGTGCTGACGTGCGTTTCGATCAATGTTTACGGGCCTTTGCTGCGTGTTGGCATCACCAAGTGAATATAACTGCTATTGTAGGCATGAGTGCCCGAAACAGGCCTAAAAGCGTGGTTTTCAGTGGTGCTGCCGCGGTAGGGGTAGGACATTTCGGGCCATTACCTAAATCAGGTCGGGCGTCTGCTCGTCGTTCACGGGGGTCACATCGCGCTCTTTCAGGTCCTTCATTAGGTCGCGATGATTAACCGAAGCGGTCATAGCGAGGTGAATTGAGGTAGGTTGGCCCTTAATCACAGCGAGTTTGTCGGTTAGCACAGCGACCGCTACGG